AGTGATGGAACAACTTGATGAAATCGCGAAAAAAGAATTCAGTTATGGCGCATGAAAATATAAAGGCATCATTTTACGATCTTTTTGCAACTCCTATATCATCTGTAAACTTAATTAATATTGATAATGAATCTCTAATTTCATATGCGCTAAATCAAAAAAAAATTAGCCCAGGAAGAAATAAAAGTAATCGTGGAGGATGGCAATCGGAATGTCTAATCATAGATTCCTTGCCGGAGTATTTTTATCCATTAATTGATATTATTAAGGATCTCGGATATAAATTCGGAGAGGCTTTGGAACTTCATCCGATTAAATTACTTGATAATATGTGGATAAATGTGAATAATTACAAAGATTACAATACAATTCATTCTCACCCAGGATGTATACTCAGTGGAGTTTACTATGCAAAAGTTCCAGAGAATGGTGGAAATTTAGTCTTCTCAAATCCCGCATTTGATTATATGCAATGTGATTGGGGAGAACCACCATTTGAGAATAATAAGTTTAATTGTATGCAGTTTCACTATCCATCTAATACTGGAGATTTAGTTATATTTCCTAGTTGGCTAAAGCATGATGTTCTCCCAAATAAAAATGAGAAAGAAAGTAGAATCTCAATTTCTTTTAATTTAAGATGATAAAGGTTTTAAAGACTAATATTAATGTAACTAAAGTTATAGAACAACTTAAAAAATATCCACAAGACTGGGATCATCAAAAGCATTTAAAGGATTCTCAGTCTTTAGTTGATAGAGGATTTTCCGACTTGCCAGTTAGCGCACTCCAACTTATAATAGGTGGAGTCAAAAACAAAGAAGATTTTGTTGGGGACTCAGAGATAAACATCAAAACTCCAGCATATGGGCATCACAGTGAAATTAGAAAGATCATACGCAAGTATTTTAAGAACGCAGAGATTCATAGGTGCGGTTTTCTTTCACTTCCTGTAGATGAAATTGTTGGAGCACATATTGATGAAGGCACTTATTATCTTACAAGAGATAGATATCATTTATCAATTCTTGGAAGGTATCAGTATTTTTGCGGATCTGAAAGTGTCATTGTAGAACCAGGAACTCTTTTATGGTTTAATAATAAACTACCTCATGGCACCGTTAATATCGGTGATGAGACTCGCATAACATTCGTATTTGATATTCCACATGGACAAAGTTGAAATTTTGATTCTTAGGAATCTTCTTTATAACGAAGAGTATCTTCGTAAGGTTGTTCCTTTTATTAAACCAGAATATTTCGAAGACACAAATCAAAAAATTGTGTTTGAGGAAATTCTTAAATTTGTTCAGGAATATAATAAACCAACAACAAAAGAAGCATTATGTATTGAGGTAGAAAATCGCCAAGATATTAACGACACTTCTTTTAAAGAGATTACTCAACTGATCAGTTATTTGGAAGATGTTCCATCTGATTTTAATTGGTTATGCGATACCACTGAAAAGTGGTGCAGGGATCGTGCTATCTATTTGGCACTAATGGAGTCTATCCATATTGCCGATGGAAATGACAAAAAGAAAAATAGGGACAGTATTCCCACAATTCTATCAGATGCTTTATCAGTATCCTTTGACACTCACATTGGACATGATTATTTAAATGATTACGAAAAAAGATATGAACTCTATCATCGGAAGGAAGACAAAATCGAGTTTGATCTCGAATACTTTAACAAAATCACGAAAGGTGGTTTACCTAACAAGACTCTTAACATCGCGCTTGCTGGTACAGGCGTCGGCAAGTCTCTATTCATGTGCCACGTCGCTAGCTCCGTGCTGCTCCAAGGACGGAACGTTCTCTATATTACAATGGAGATGGCAGAAGAGAAAATTGCTGAGCGAATTGACGCAAACCTTCTAAATGTTCCTATTCAGGAGATTACTGAACTTCCAAAAGTAATGTTTGAGAATAAGGTAACTAATCTTTCTAAAAAAACTCAAGGTACACTAATTATTAAGGAGTACCCTACAGCATCAGCGCATAGTGGACACTTTAGAGCACTTCTTAACGAACTTGCACTTAAGAAGTCATTCCGTCCTGATATTATTTTCATTGATTACCTTAATATATGTGCTTCCGAAAGATATCGCGGAAACAGCACTGTCAATTCATATTCATATATTAAGGCAATTGCAGAAGAACTTAGGGGTCTCGCAGTCGAAGCAAATGTCCCCATCGTATCAGCCACCCAGACTACTCGCTCTGGTTATGGTAGCAGTGATGTTGAACTTACTGATACTAGTGAATCCTTTGGTCTGCCTGCTACTGCTGATCTTATGTTTGCCCTTATTTCTACAGATGACCTTGAGGGGTTGGGACAAATTATGGTAAAGCAACTTAAGAATCGTTATAACGATCCAACAGTTCATAAACGTTTTGTTGTTGGTATTGATCGTGCTAAGATGAGACTGTATGATTGTGAACAATCTGCTCAACAAGATATTCTTGACAACGGTAAAGAAGAGGAGTATAATTTCGATGATAGAAAACCAAAGAAATCATTTGAAGGATTTAAATTCTAATTTAACTCTTAAAAAAGGTGCTCTGAAAACAACAGAGACACCTCACTATTTCGAAGTAAGAAATGAATTTGGTAAGAGATATTGCCACTGTGGTCATATCTCAGATGTCTATAGTCTTTTAGCATCAAATCCAACATTTACTTATGAGAAAATTTACTTACCTCATACGCCAAAAACAATTAATGTTCCTCACATAAGGCTGGATGATGATTTGCAACTTCCAGCACAACAAATTTTACCTGAATCTGAACTAGAACCTTTTATTGTATAATTATGACTGAAAATAAAGTTATTGACTCTAACAAGTATATTGAGTTTGTTCGTCAAACTACGAGTCCAGCAAGCACTGATCTAGCACAACTTCTTTCTCGTCTAACAGAACTGGATGTAGAAGCAGATGCTGATGTTCCCCGTCTTCTCACTGCTGCTCTTGGTATAAGTGCAGAAGCAGGTGAGTTTACTGAAGTTGTGAAAAAGATTTTTCTTCAGGGTAAGCCCTATAACGAAGAAAATGTCTTTCATATGAAGCGTGAACTTGGAGATATCTGCTGGTATATTGCTCAAGCATGTATGGCACTTGATACCAATTTCCATGAGATTATGGAAATGAACTATGAGAAACTGAGTGCTCGTTATCCTGAAGGAGCATTTGATGTGTACCGTTCTGAAAATCGTAAGGAGGGAGACCTGTGACTAAAAGAGAATTTTTGACTAAATCTGGAGACACCTATGAGTGGGAAGAAACTGATGAAGTTCTCAAGGCAGTAGAAAGACTGCATGAAACGATCAGACAAAATAAACTTAAAGAGAAAGAAAATGATCAACCTTGAAATTGATGTAAGATCTGCGGCATCAGTTCGCCAAGTTCTTTTTAAAGAACAAGAAAATTATACTTACAATGCCTCTTACGTTCCCCAACGTATTATCGATATCCGCTCTGTAATTTCTGAAATTGACACTCAAATTGAAGAGGAACTAAAAAATGAAACCACTGACTCTTGACGAATATAAAGAAGCAGGAGAAGATTTTTTTCCTAAGTACTGGTACGTATCAAAAGAACTTGGTGAGAATGCTAAAGCAGAAGAAGTTCTTAAAGTAATGGAATCTCTTTCTGCTCTTGCAGTGAAAAAGCGTGTTGAGGACAAACTCATGCCTTTCGGATTTAATAAAAAGCAGAACCAAGATGACTGAACCAAAAGAACATCCAGAGATTGCAGAATACAAATGGATTGATGACACATTTCGTGTCTACAAAACCAAATATGGACTGTGGCACAGCGCAGCAAAAGATGGTGAAGAATTAGTTACTGCTTCCACAGAGGAACATTGTATCAGTGGAACTCGATTCTATCTTAAAGGCAGACAAGAAGGATGGGATACTGAAAACAGTAGAGTGATGAATGATGGAACTGTTGGTGGTAAACTTTAAGACTTTATTATTCTTTTTTTATAAATAACTAAAAAAGTATTTGTAAAAATGGACATCAATAATCTTAAAGGATTAATGGAAGCATACCAGCAGGTTAATGCTCCTGAAGAAGTTGATGAAGCAACTGCAATGGCAAAGCGTGGTTATGATGAAGCACCTATTCGCCAAAAGATTGCTAAGTCAACTGGTGGAGGTGAGGCTGCTGATAGAGCAACCAAACTAGCAGACAAACCAACTTTCGGCAATGATAAAGCATCAAAGCAAAGATCAGATCTTGCTAGAAAGCAAAGAGGTGATTTCCGCAAGACCACTTCATCTTCTCCTGGTCTGCATGGTTATGCTCACAAGTCTGATGATGCTGGAGTAAAAGCAAAGCAAGCAGCAAGAGGAGCACAAAGAGGTGCTTTAACTCCTGCTGAGAAGAAGCAACTGAATAGAGAAGAGTTTGATATCTTTGATGTAGTCCTTGAGTTCCTCCAAGCAGAAGGATACGCAGAAACTCTGGAAGAAGCAGAGTGGATGATGGCAAACATTATTGACGAAGAAGCGATTGATATTATTCTTGATGAAGGAAAAGTTGAGTTGGACCAAGAAAGAAGGTCCAGAATGGGAAGACAAATCGGAAAAAAAGTTAGAAGTGCTGAGGCAGAATATTCTTTATCCAAAGATACGATGTATCCAAAAGGACATCGTGGTGCTATGGAAAAGGGTGCAAGAAAAAAAGTTGGCCAAGCACAAAAGATTATGGGTGCATTAAAATCAGCACAAAAAGAAGAATTCGAAGCATGGCTTGATGAGGCAATGAGCAACTATGAGAAGAATCGTAAGAGAGCGGCACAAAGAGCAGCAGCAAGAAATGCTGCAAGAGACCAAGGAAAAACAGGTGCTGTTCCTGGTGTAGGTTATGTAACTCCAAGAAGAGAGAGAGAAACCTGGACTGATGAGAGTGGCAAAACAAGACACGCTAAGGGTCTCTGATAAATAAATCGGAAGGTTGCTCTAACCCTCTTGACTTTTAGTTGAGAGGGTTTTATAATGTCTTCATTGGGGAATTAGCTCAGTTGGTAGAGCACCTGCTTTGCAAGCAGGCTGTCAGGAGTTCGAGTCTCCTATTCTCCATTCTAAATACTTAAAAAGTGTAAGTATAATGGCCAAACTAAAAATGGGATCTTCCCCAGATTTAGCAAAAGTTCATAAGTCTGGCGATCTTAAATATTGGCCTTCTTTTTGGATGATGGTTAGAGATAAAAAACCATTTAAAAAGGGGACGCAGGGACAGGACGGAATGGTCATTATTGGATATAAAACACCTGCTGCAACTAAAAAATTAGTTGCAGAGATGGCGAAATGTACAACCTCAAGAGAAGTTCTTACATTTTTAAATTCAAAAAACGCTGAATTTCCAACCACGGATGGTGGGAAGGTAAAAATTACTGAACTCTGGAAAGAGAATGTAAAAGAATCTAAACCACAAACAACAGCAAAGATTGGTGGTAGAGATACCGAAGTTTATAGTGAAATCTTAGTTCAATTTTGTTTAGCATATAGATTGATTTTTGGTCATAGAGCAACTCATGAAAAAATTGGAGATGGTGATGACTTTAAATCTGATGTTTTTCGTGCTGTAAAGAGTAGAATAGTTACAGCTGGTAAGTTTTCTCTTACAAACGCAACGACAAGGAAAAATTTAAGACAGTTCTCTCGTCAAATATCGGATGGAACAGATACTTGGTTGGATAGTTCTAGTGCATCTGCAGAAGTTTTAGTATCTAAATTACAAATTCCATCCGATGCAAAAATTTTTAATGACAAAGTATTTGGTACAGGGAGTCCTGGAGATCCTTATGCGGTTTATTTAAAAGCAAATACTGGACTCCAACCGGACAAATGGAATCCTGCAGATATTTGGATTATGACTCCTAGTGGAATACGATCTCTTGTTCATTTTAATAGGATTGCTGCAAATAGAGAAAAGGCAAGTGTTGCCTTAATAAACAATTTTTTAATTAGAGAATTTGGAAAAAAAGATATTATTCCAGTTTCTTTAAAGAAAACAAAAGCAGATCCTTCATCTGTTCATTACACTATCATGAATAGCAATCAGTTTGTAGAGAGAATTTCTTTTGGTGGAACTAATAATCCTACAATTGAGTTGACTGGAGGAAATAGAGATATGAAAATAAATTTTACTCTTGAGACTATAGAACTTAGTAGAGGAATGAGTGCAAGAAGTGCTCAAGCAAACCTTTTCGGAAGCATTGGAAAAACAGTTCCTGGATCTCAAAAAAATATTAGAATAAAGTATAATGTAAATAAAAAACAACTTGAGTTGGAATATACTCAATCTGGGCAACCATCTCTTGCACTGGCAAAAATGGGATCTTTGGGATCTAAATCATTTGCGTCTATTATTTCTCAAACTTCTAAACAGGGTATATCTGAATTAAATAAAATAAAGAAAAATTATAAAGAAGATCTTGGACTTGATACTGGAGATTATTTTATTAGTCAAACTGTGAAATTTTCTGACGAACAATATGATCAAATGACAATGTATATGAATGATATATGGAAACAAGTTACTGGAGATAATATGCCAGATATGAGAAAGGATAAATCTATAGGAAATAATGTTGGGTTGCTAAAAGATAAATTAATGTCATCGGAATTATCTTTGGCGATAGGTGGAATTAAAAATGAAACAATAAAACGCAGGGTAGTGCAAAATTTATATAATGCATGTGCTTCTATCGGATTTGGTTCTGGACTAAACAAAGAAGAAAGAGAATTGATGGAGCAAAGTGGAGTTGGTCAATCCAATAAGCTTCGCGCACAATTTACTGGTGGATTGCACGTAAAAGTATATTAATAAATAAAAGTATAAGGACTAACAATATAGATGAAAAGTTTTTTCCAATTTTTAAGTGAGGCACAATCGCAGGCATCAATGCAGGCGAAGAAGTTAAACCTTAAGAGTGATGGACACGGTGGTTGGTTAGACACCCGTGGTAATTTTGTTGCGACTACTGAAAAAGGAAAACTTGTCTTTGTAGATAAAAAGAAAGCAAAGGGACAACCAGAAC